GGCCTCGAAGATTCCTATTGGACACATTCTTTCCGAATGTGGAAATCAGTGCTGCTGAGAGCATCACATTTGATGTTGTGAAGGGACGTCGAACGATTGCACCATATGTATCTCCACGAGTAGCTGGGAAGGTGATGCAGAAAAACGGGTACAGCACCAAAAATTACGTTCCACCATATGTAAAACCTAAAACGGTGTCCACTGCAGGTGATTTTTTAAAACGTTCCCCAGGAGAAGTCTTTTACGGTAGCGGCAAATCTCCAGAGATACGTGCCGCAGAGAAACTTGCTGAGGAGTTAATATATTGTGATGATTCAATTACACGCAGGGAAGAACAGCAGTGTTCTGAGGTAATACATACTGGAAAATTGATCATCAAAGGTGATGGCGTCGACGATGAGATAGATTTTGGAATGGACCAGGACAATCTTGCAACATTAACCGGTAATGACAAATGGAGCTCCTACGCTACAGCTCATCCGCTTGAAGACTTCAAGGAACTTAAACGGCAGGCTCTTAACAGATCTGGTGTGGGTGCCACAGATGCCATAATGGGTACAAACGCATGCATCGATTTTTTCAGATGTGCTGACATTGTAGGTTCTCCTGACAAAAAGTCGCTTTTCGATCTTACCAATGTCGAGCTTGGTCGAATCAACCCCGAGGAAATGCCCGATGGAGTAACATACATTGGCAGATTGAGAGATCCTGCAATTAATGTGTGGACGTACGATGAATGGTACATTGATGAGGATACTGGCGAAGAAAAACCGATGATCGATCCTGACAGTGTCATTCTTGGTTCGCGAAATGGTCAGGGTACACGTTGCTATGGCGCAATAAAAGATGTCGAAGCTATTGAGGCTGGATTGTTTGCAGTACCTCGTTATCCAAAAACGTGGACAGAAAAAGATCCTTCAGCTCGATACTTAATGCTTCAGTCGGCACCGCTGATGGTGCCTAAAGTAATTGACTCATGGGTGCGTGTAAAAGTGAGATAAACTTTTTTAAATCACAGTAATGGACTCCCGGCCAGAAATGCCGGGAGCATTTTAAAGGTGAATATGAATATTAAACTTATCAGACAGATCAAAAGAAACGGTGTATTTGTAAAAAAAGACACCCCTTTAACAGTAGATGATAAAGAGGGTCAGACACTTATTGACAGTAAATGCGCGGTACCTTTTTTTAGAAGTGGTTTAAGTATTGTAAAGAAAGAAAATACAGAGAGAGATACACACGCAACTATTCCTACTATAGCCTCTTCCATTGATGATAAAAACAGTGGTACTGAAAATGGTAAGAATCAAGAAGATCCTCAAGGGACAAATGATGAGGATAAAACTAGTACTTCTGAAGATTTTGACAATGATAGTCAACCTCCTGTTGATGTATCTAATTTCAGGATTATTGAAGAAAATACCGAGAGTACAGGCTGCAATGCTGGGCCATACCAGATACCTGGAATCGACCATTTAATAATCGATATTCTTGTAAATGGAGGATACAAAAGTATTGATGATCTTAAATCGGTATCATTGGAAAGCTTAGTGGCATTACCAAAAATCGGATATAACAAAGCAAAAAAGATTGTTGAATACGTAAAGAGTTTGTAATGGGTTTCAAAGAATTACAGAAAACGGATTTGGAAAACGTATACAATAGCAACGAGTTTGATGAAGTTGCTATATATTATCCTCGTATCGGAGATCCGTATCAAATACATGGAATATTTGATGAACCAGACCAAAATTCAGATATTGGTGTTGGTGTAGTAACTACTGCACCAACATTTAATGTCATAGAAAAATCGTTGAAAACACTGCCAACTAATTTGGATGAAATTGAAATTCGTGGCAAGCGGTTTAGAGTGAGAGATTATGAACCGGACGGTGTTGGTACTGCAGATATATTGTTAAGCTACCTGAAAGATTATTATGGCAACCAATAAAATAGAGATTCGAAAACGCATTATGGAATTATTACTCGGCAAAACCAAATGTGGACAAAATGTGTTTACATCTCGACCAACTCCAATATGGACCCCTGAATTGCCGGCAATTTGCATATCTACTCCTCGCGAGCAGTTTACTAAAATCTCTCATAGTAGCGTAAAAATTTTTGAAAGAAAACCTGACGTAAGTATTATCATCCTGGCAGCAGCTGACGAAAATCTTGAAAATGCGTTGGATGCAATTCAAAGTCAAGTGGAAGAGATACTTTCAAATTATGAATATTTACCAGATCCGACAATTTTAGCACAGGATCTAAAGGTTAATACTGATGTATTAATAAGTGGTTTAGAGCCTGTTACAACGGAAGTTGAAATTTTTACTGAAGCTAAGTTTCCGATCGGTGCAAGTACTTTGCGTCTTGCATGTTCATACGATAAAGAGTGGCCAAAGGTCAAAACTCCTGAAGAATTAGAAGAGTTTAATTATGCAAAAACAGGTTTTGACATAAACAAAGATGATAATGTAGAAATCGACAATACAGTAAACATGAGGAGCTGATTATGGGTGAAAAACTGATAAAGGTGAAACCTGCCGAGGATCTATCTGTTCGGGATCCGCGACTGGGTAAACCAAAATTTCTGCCGGTGGAAGGGGACACTGTTCCCAACGATCCATACTGGCGCAGGCGTATCAATGATGGTGATGTAATGGAGGTGACAGCATGAGTATTTCTTTTAATGAAATCACAGATTCATTAGTTCCATTCATGCAAGCAGAATTTGATAGTGCTGGAGCTGTCCGTACTCCGTTAAGCTTGCCATATAGAATGTTGCTTATTGGAGGTGGAACAGATGAAGGTGAAGCACTGATTAATACACTTCATGGTTTTTCTTCACCAGATCAAGCTGCAAAATTTTGGGGGCGTGGATCCCAGCTACATAGAATGGCTGTCTATGCTTGTAAGGCATATCAATCTTTTCAGTTTTACGGTATAGGAGCTGCAAAGGATGCTATAGCTACAACAACTGGAAAAGCAACCGGAAGTATTGTTTTTACTGGTTCATCAATTAAGGCCGGTATGCTCTATTTGTACATTGGTTTTCAGAGGATAACCGTAGCAGTTGATGAAGGTGCAACGGTTGCTGCTATTTCATCAGCTGTAGCTGCTGCGATCACCAAGGATTTTCCTGCAACGGCAAATGGTACAACAACTCCTGGTACGGTGGCATTAACCAGTAAAAATGTTGGACCTGCGGGAGCCAAAATTCCTTTAAATATAAACTGGAATCCTGGTGAAGAAACTCCTTCTGGTTTGACTGTAACAATTAATCAATTTACAGGTGGAACAACTAACCCATCACTTGATGATGCAATAGCATTACTATCAAATGAATGGTTTCACGTTATTGTCACTCCATATATAGATACAACGTCACAAGGCGATCTTGATGTTGAAATGCAGCGTAAATTTCAGGCGCAGGCCGGTATTGATGGTGTTGTTTTTATGGGTGACAACTCAACACATGCAAATATGGTGACCCTATGTGACGCAGATGCAAGTGGTAAGAACTCAAAGCATTTTTGTTTTATACCGACAAAAGGAATACCTCAACTTCCCTGTGAAGTAGCAGCTTCGGTAGGTGCTCTGGTGACAAAATCACTTAGAGCAGGAAACGGTTCCGAATCTTTACCGTACTCGACTCTTGAGCTCCCGGGTGTAACAGCTCCCAAAATTGAAAATCAATTTAACTTTGCGGAAAGAGCGACGTTGTTGGAATCGGGATGTAGTACACTTCTTTCTGCATCAGGTGGTAGAGTGACAATTGATCGCCTGGTTACTAACTACCAGAAAAACGCAGTAGGGGCCACAGATCCAAGTTGGAGAAACCTTGAGTTTCGTTTTATAGCAATGTATCTACGCTGGGATTGGGTATACAACGTTTTATATCTTAAGTACTCCCGTGCAAAGCTTGCTGGGGATGATGCGCGAATCGGCCCTGGGCAAATTGTCATGAAACCACTTACGGGAAAAGCTGAAGCATTGACACGTTTTTTACAATGGGAAAAACTTGGGCTTGTCGAGGACTACGAACAGTTTGCAGCAGATCTTCTGGCCGAACGGAATAATCAGAATGTCGATCGGATGGACTGGATGTTGTCACCTAATTTTGTAAATCAATTTTATAATGGTGCGACCAAAATCGCATTTATTATGTAAGGAGGCTTTGTGGACAATTCAAATAGAAGATCTGGAACCATCGAACTTTCTTACGATGGAAAGATCGTAGAAGTTGCTGGTGAAGGAATCGAATATGGTGGTTTTTATCCGAAACGAGAAATGCACCTCGGACCAAGCGGCCCACAGGGGTACGGTGAAAAGTCACAAGTACCATTTTGCAGTGGCAAGTTTCGTGACAGCAGAGGCATTAAGCTGTCTGAGTTTCAAAACATAACTAATGCTACTATTCTTGGAAAACTTGCCAATGGAAAAGCATTTATTCTGGAAGGCGCTTGCTTTGCAAGTGAAGGTAAAATGAGTTCAGCGGATGGTACCGGTGATTTTAGATTTGAAGGCATGTCGGGAAGGGAAATCTAAAGGAGATTCAAGCATATGACAGAAGACGCACAGAAACAGTATACGTTACCTCACACGATTACGCTTAAAGAACCTATTGTTGGCCTAACAGAGGAAGCAGTAAAATCTATCACGTTTACAAGAAAACCAAAAGTTAAGGATTTAGAAGGGATACCAGATACGTTACCTAACGTTGATAGATCAGTAAAAATCCTATCACGGGTTACTGGGATTGTATCTGCGGTAATATCTGAAATGGATCCAAATGATTTTCAAGAGGCAAATATGGTGTTAGCTTATTTTTTGCCGAAATCCCAGGGAACTGGGACGAACTGATTGGTTATTTAGCGTATTTTTTTCATTTTCAACCATCGGAACTGAATGAGATGGACGCAGATTCTTTAAAGAACTGGTCAAGACGAGCGGAGATTGTTGCAGTGGAGATCAATAAAAAATGATTCAGCCAATAAAGATAATACTTGCTGGGATTGATCAGTATTCGC